AATGGATCTCCAAAGAATACAAAGAGTACTTTCTGGGGTGCCTGGACAGGTCGCTCACGTAGCGACACATTCTTTAATCCAGAGATAACAGATATGCTAAGAGCTAGGTCTTTTGACGCCTCAGATAACACGAACCCAGCCGACCCAGCGTTGGATATTGAGGGCGTTACTGCTACTAATTCAGGATCTTCAGCTATTGTTATTCCCTGGGTGTTCTCTCTAGACAATGTTTCGGGTTCTGTTTCAGAGGGTTATGCCTATAATAATGCATATCGCTCCACAGGTGTAAGTCTTAGTGCAGTAGGATCAAATAACTATACCACACCTCTCGGGTTGGGAATTGATAGATTCACCACTACGCTTTTCGGCGGCTTTGATGGTCTAGACATTACTGAGCGTGAGCCATTCCGAAATTCTGGAATGAGTGACAAAACAGAAACCACATCTTATGAAATATATTCTCTGAAAAAAGCAATTAATATTGTCTCAGATCCAGATGATGTTTCTATGAATGCAATCACGATTCCTGGAATTACTGAAAAGGTAGTAACAAATGATCTTCTTGATACAGCAGAAGAGCGTGGTGATGCACTAGCAATCATTGATATTCCTAACGCTTATGTGCCAGACACTGAAGCACTAGGTAACAGTCAGACTCGAAATGCTACCAGCACAGTAACTGCCGCAGTTACCAATATCCAGGGTCGAAACCTTAACAACAGTTATGGTGCAACGTACTACCCTTGGGTAAGCATCTTGGATACTGAATCTAACCAGAGACTCTGGGCACCACCATCGGTCGCTGCCCTCGGCGTCTTGTCTAACACTGACAGACTCCAGGCTCCTTGGTTTGCCCCTGCTGGATTCACCCGTGGTGGTCTGAGTGAAGGTGCTGCTGGTGTTCCTGTACTGGATGTTTCACAGAGACTGACATCTGACGATCGTGATGACCTCTACGAAAACAATATTAACCCAATCGCTAAGTTCCCAGCCGAGGGCATTGTGATATTTGGTCAGAAGACTCTACAGCAAACAGCAAGTGCTCTTGACCGAATTAATGTTCGTCGCTTGATGATCTTCTTGAAGCGTGAGATTTCTTTCATCGCCTCAAGGCTTCTCTTTGCGCCTAACGCTCAAGCCACTTGGGACCGCTTTTTGGGACAAGCTGAGCCAATCCTCCGTGATGTCAAGTCTCAGTTCGGTATTGATGACTTCCGACTAATTTTGGATGAATCAACAACAACACCAGATCTTATCGATCGCAACATTATTTATGCTAAGTTGTACGTGAAGCCCACCCGTGCTGTAGAGTTCTTCGCAATCGACTTCATAATTACAAACAGTGGAGCATCTTTTGAGGATTAATCCACTGAGTAACTATTTATTACGAGGAGCTAAATAAACAATGGCAAGTCTATTTTGGGGTCAAGCAAACGCAGAACCAAAACGTCAATTTCGGTTTGAGTTAAGTTTTACTTCTAGAAACGGTAACAATAAAGGGGATATCCCCGTCTGGGCTGTGAAAACGGCTACTAAGCCAGTCGCTGCTATAAGCACGATTCAGCACCAGTATATTGATCACGTTTTCAACTTTCCAGGACGTGTTACTTGGAATCCAATTACTGTAACTTTGGTTGATCCTGTGCAACCTGACTTGTCTTATGCTTTCCTTGACATTCTTGGTAAATCAGGATATAAGTACCCAGACACCGCAGACATCTCTAAAATCAGCTTGAGCAAAAGAGCATTCAAAGACGCTATTGGCTCAGTTGTTCTTAAGCAGATTGATGGCGATGGGTTTGTAATTGAGCGCTGGGAATTGGTCAATCCAATCATTACAAATATTGATTTCGGGGGAACGCTCTCATACGATTCAGACGATATGGTAGAGGTATCTTGCGAGATCACTTACGATTGGGCTGAATTACAGAAAAGCGGGGTTTCTAATCTTCCTCCAGCATCTACTAAGAATAGGAACTGATGAGGCTCAGGTGGTTAATAAGATTTAACATCTAAAAATTAACAAGTTACAATTAAAAAGAAAGGTTACATTTTATGAGTAGAAATCAAGACCGTCTTGGCTTAGATGCAGGTCCATCACAGACCGAAACTCCTGCTGCTACCACAGCAGCAGTTGGTCTTGGTGTGCCAACAGGAAACAACGCACCAACATTTAGCTGGTCAGTTCCAACAGAATTTGTTGAATTACCAAGCGAAGGGGTGTTCTACCACCCAGAACATCCTCTACATAATCAAAAAACTGTTGAGATACGTTTTATGACGGCAAAAGAAGAAGATATTCTTACTTCTAGATCTCTCCTGAAAGAAGGCGTGGCTCTTGATAGGATGCTTCAAAATATCTTGATAGACAAAAGCATAGATGTAAACTCCTTGCTAGTTGGTGACAAGAATGCACTTTTAGTCGCCGCTCGAAGAACTGGTTATGGACCAGAATATTCTACCACTGTTACCTGCCCAGCTTGTTTGACACAAACAGAGTACACATTTGACATATCAGAGCCACCATTTAACAATTATGCTAAAAATGCTGAAGAAATGGGAATTATTATTGAAAATGGTGTGGCTATTATAGATCTTCCTATGAGTAATGTAAGGCTTGGCTGTCGTTTTCTAACAGGTGCTGATGAAACAAAGCTTGCAAAAGAAATGGATAGAAAAGTTAAGCGAAAAATGGATTCAAGCACTACTACTGATGCGTTTAGGTCTTTTATCGTGTCTGTTAACGGAGATGATAATCCATTTACTGTTGAGACTTTCATACACGCTATGCCGGCTAGGGATGCTCGCCACTTAAGAACAATTTATAACAAGGTGGTTCCCAACATAGATTTATCACAAGACTTTAGCTGTACTCAGTGTGGACATGAGGCGGAAATGGAGGTCCCGCTCGGCGTGGACTTTTTTTGGCCTAAGTGACAACTACATAGAAAACGTATACGAGCAGCTTTTTAACTTAAAGTACTATGGGTCCTGGAGTTTCTTCGAGGCTTATAATCTTCCTGTGAGTATTCGAAACTGGATGCTTGAAAGATTAGTTAAGCAAAAACAAGATGAATCTGCTGCTGCAAACGGTAATTCCGTAACTACCTCAAGAGGTGCTTCATATAACTATAAAACGTGATAAATACAAATGATAACTATTTATTAGGCATGCGTGCGAGGTTTACTTATATGAAGATCGATTTTGAAAATGAGGTTCTAGATTTGACTGCTCTCCGAGAAGAGCAGCTACTCAATGAGAACATCTTGAATGTGTTTGCTGCCTGGATTCAGTATCTCTTGTCTAAAATGTACAAGGGTCGCAGAATCCCAGTTCGTGTTCGAGGGAACAAAATAGAAGTAGAGAGATTCACAGACACCCTCGTTAACGAAAAAAGATATATGGACTACATCAAGAAGTATGGTCTTGATGATCCTATGACTTACAAACAAAAATCAAAGCTTGATATTGCTATTAAGAGGTTTGAAAGGGAAGCTGGTATTAACTGGCCTATTCGTAACTGAGGGTTATAGATGGCTGATGACATACAAGAAATAGCAAAGCGAACTAAAGAGTTAAAAGAACAAACTGAAAGTCTTGTTGAAACTAGGAAGCTTTATCTTGATTCAATAGGTGAGGAGCGGACACAGACTGCGAAACTTCTGGCTATTAAAAAACAGCTTGATGCTGCGATCCAAACGGGAGCATCTAATGTTGAGAACCTGCGCCAACAGTATGCGGACGTAGCCAATACTCTTTCGGATAATGCTAAAGAAGTGGTACGCTTGACGGAGGCACTCGAAAACCAACAAGCGGAACTCAAGAGAGCGCAAGAGGCTCTAGATGAGTACCTAAAAAAGATTGAAAGATATGAAAAAGTTTTAGCAGGTATTGAGGGCGGCTTTTCCAAAGTCAGGGGAAGCATTGATAAATTAACCAGTTCTACCTTGGGCAGCACCTTTACTTTAGACGGCTTTGTTAACAATATAATCAGTGTTGCTCACAGGCTACAAGATTTAGAGGTTGGACTGGCCCGATCTACTGGTAGGGTAACAGACTTTAGAGACAATCTACAGGACATAACAAGAGCAAACAAGGCTTTGTCAATCAGTCTCACTGAGGGCAAAGAAATAATATCCGGATTAAGCGTTGGGATGACTCGCTTTAATCTTGTAGGCGAGAAACAACAACGAGTCCTTCAGAATGTTGCCGCCCGGTTCAAGAGACTTGGTGTTGAGACCAGTGATTTTGCACCTGTACTCGACAGGATCAACTTTGGCTTTGGGATGACAGGCGAGGCTGCGGCTTCGGCGGCAGCAAGCCTTGAAGATATGTCAGATGAAGTCGGTCGCCCACTTCAGTCAGTTATACAAGACCTGAACGAAATAGGTCCAACACTTGCTAGATTTGGAAATAATGGGCTAAAAGTCTTCCGTAAACTAAACATCCAGGCTAGAGAGTTAGGACTTACTGTAAAACAGGCTTTTGACCTCACAGAATTGTTTGATACATTTGAGAGTGCAGCCAATGTTGCAGGAAGGTTAAACGCTCAGTTAGGATTGCAGTTAAATTCTGTTGAAATAATGAAGGCAAGCACAGAAGATCGTCTTGATATTCTCAGAAAGGAATTTCAATTACAAGGGAAGAACTTTCAAGCGATGGGTCGCCGCCAGAAACAGATGATCGCTTCTATCCTAGGAGTAGATGAAGAAACAGCAGCAAAAGCCCTTGGCGAAGGGATGGACATTAGCCAGTTTCAAAAGCAAAAGGCAAAAGAAAAAACTTTAACTGACGTAGTGACATTTCAAGAGCAAACAACAAGAGCAATTGAAGCCCTCGGACAAGAAC